CAAAACAACCGAAGCGTATTGCACGTAAGGTTAAAAGATATAGGAAAACATAATGGCTGTATCGGGTACATATAATTTTAATCTTGACATTGACGAGGTTATTCAGGAAGCAATGGAAATGATTGGGGGTGAAGATACTCTTGGTCATGAGCCAGCTTCAGCCAGACGTTCTATAAATCTTATGTTAAGGGATTGGCAGAATAGGGGCATACTTCTCTGGACTACCAGTACTACGGCTGTAACAGTAGCTGCTTCGACTACTACCTATGATCTGGCAAGTAGTACGATTAATGCTCTTGAAGTTGTTATCAGTAGAGATAATACAGATGTTAAACTAACTCGTATTACTCATGAAGAATATTTAATTATCCCTGCCAAGACACAAACAGGTAAACCTAATCAGTATAGTATTAGAAGGAAAAGAGATAATCCAGTAATGTCTGTATGGCCTATACCAGAAAATTCTACAGATACTATAAAGCTAGAAATTGTTAAAGAACTACAGGATGTAAATAAGTCTGCTACACAAAATGCAGATACTCCTAAAAGATTTTTACCTGCTCTTACTTGTGGATTATCTTACTATATGTCTATGAAAAGACCACGAGTAGAAGATACAAAAATTGCAATGTTAAAAACTAATTATGAGGAAGTGTTAGCAAGAGCTATGGAAGAAGATAGAGAAAGAGCTAGTATCTATCTATTGCCTAGACTAACATTTTATAATTAATGGCTACACAAAAGAATGCATTAGCCGTATGTGATGAATGTGGATTTGTTTATCCACATAGAGTAATGAGGTTAAATAGTTATGGGTTATTGGTATGTCCTCAAGACTATGAAGGACAGTATGATTTAAAAAACCATCCTCAGAATAGAGTACCAAATGTAAGAGACAATCCTGCTATTCGTAATCCTAGACCTGATAATGGTGGTAGGGGAACATTATGGAATATACAGAACAGTTGGATTACAGTTGATCCTACTACTTTAGAAGAAACAAGGCATACAACACAATACGATGATGCCAATAGAGCTTGGGATTTGATATGACAGATTTAACAGGAAAACTAATATCGGGAACTTATAAGCAGATACTTCAAGTAAATGCTACAACAACCAATACTGGATTAGGAACTACATTAGTTACTGTTCAAAGTGGGGATGGAACTGATTCGGCTTTACAGATATCAACTAACAAAGTTTTTGATTCAGGATCGTTAGGGGTATTTGGTAATGTAAGTGTACAAAGTGGAATACAAGTAACACAAGATGTATGTGCAAGAGCTTTTTATGGAGATGGTTCTAATCTTAGTGGTATTACAGCTTCTATAGGTGGAGATGTGTCTGTAAGCAGTCTTACTGTAGCTGGTGATGGTAACTTTGGTGGTAATGTAATTGTTAAGGGAAATACTTCTGTCTCTGGTAATATAGATACAGCAGGTAATACAAGTATAGGTGGAACACTAACAGCTACTGGAGCTACTCAATTAGGTTCTACAGTAACAGTTGTTGGTAAAGCTGTCTTTGAAGGTGACGTATCCGTAAGTGGTGATCTTGACGTAGCAACAAATGCTTCAGTAGGTGGTACACTTGCAGTAGGTAGTACAGCACAGATAACAGGTAAGACAGAATTTAAGAATGATGTATCTGTAAGTGGGGATATAGATGTAGCTACTAATGTTTCGGTTGGTGGTACATTAACAGGTACAGGTAAAGCTACTTTTAAAGATGATGTAGAAGTAAGTGGTAATGTAACTGCTGCCTACTATTATGGTGATGGTTCAAACCTTACAAATGTAGAAGCAGAACTAGGTATTGCTACAAATATTTCAGTATCGGGATTTATACATGCAGGTGGAAGTGTATCAGTATCTGGACCATTTAATGTTGTAGGAGCAGCTACCTTTGAAGATGATGTATCTGTATCAGGCAATACTAATCTATCTGGAACTGTAACTGTAGGTGGTGCAGCAAGTCTAGCATCTACTCTCTCTGTAGGAGGTGCTGCTAACTTTCTAAGTACAGTAACTGTATCTGGTAATTCAGGCTTTCTAGGAACTGTTCGAGTAAGTGGTAATACAAGTCTTGGTGGAACATTAGATGTAACTGGTAATACATCTATTGGAGGTACAGCACAGATAACAGGTAATGCTAACTTTGATGGTGATGTATCTGTTAGTGGTGATGTATCTATAGGAACAAATCTTTTTGTAGGTGGTACTGTAACTATTGTAGGCAATACTACTATGACAGGAGATCTTGGAGTAGGTGGTGCTATGAGAGTAAGCACTAATGCTTCAGTTGGAGGTACTCTGGATGTAGGTGGTAATGTTTCTATAGGAGGGAATGTAACTGTAAAGGGGGATGTACATGTAAGTAGTAAGGTATGTGCTTCTGCTTTCTTTGGAGATGGATCTAATTTAACAAATATATCAGCATCTATTGAAGGTAATATATCAGTTAATAATGCTACTATAGGTGGTAATCTTTATGTAGGTGGGACTGTAACAGTAGCAGGAGTAGGTATCTTTGAAAGTGATGTATCTGTTTCTGGAGATCTTGATGTAGCTACCAATGCTTCTATAGGAGGCACATTTACTGCTACAGGAGCTACACAGTTAGGATCGACTGTAACGGTTGTAGGCAAGGCTGTATTTGAAGGGGATGTATCTGTAAGTGGAGATATAGATGTTGCTACGAATGCATCTATAGGAGGAACACTTGTAGCTACAGGAGCAAGTCAGTTTGGATCTACAGTAACTGTTGCAGGTGCTGCTATATTTGAAGATAGTGTTTCTGTATCGGGTAATGTAGATTTAGGTGGTAATGTTTCAGTAGGTGGAACATCTCAAGTAACTGGCAATGCAGTATTTGATGGCAATGTATCCGTATCAGGCAATATAGATACAGCAGGTAATGTATCTGTAGGTGGTACAGCAACAATTACAGGTGCTACTCAACTAGGTTCTACAGTTACTGTAGTAGGTAAAGCAGTATTTGAGGGAGATGTTTCAGTATCAGGAGATGTTGATGTAGCTACCAATGTATCTGTAGGAGGTACTTTCCAAGCTACAGGTAATGCTAACTTTGATGGAGATGTTTCGGTAAGTGGTGATGTATCTATAGGTACTAATCTTTTTGTTGGTGGAACAGTTACAATAGTAGGTAATACAACTCTAACAGGTAACTTTGCAGTTGGTGGTACTGCTACTATAACAGGTAACTCAGGATTTTTAGGTACAGTCAGAGTAAGTGGTAATACTTCTCTTGAAGGTCAACTACAACTAAGTGAGTCGGCAGCAGCAGCCGTACATACAACAGCTATAAATGGTGTAACTTCTGTCTCTCTTAACTTTGGTATAGCACAAAACTTTTTAACAACTGTTACAGCAGGGCATACTATGGCTAGACCAACCAATGCAAGAGTAGGTCAGGTAGGCAGTGTCTTTTTTGTACAGTCAGGTGGTAGTGGTACATTATCATGGAATGCTTGTTGGAAGTTTCCAGCAGGTACAGATCCAACCTTCTCTACATCTAATGGAGCCGTAGATAGATTGGATTATATTGTTGCTTCGATTTCAAGTGACGATACAGGTGAAAATATACAAGCAATTTTATCACAGGAATATAGCTAATGGTTTTTCAAAATAACTTATTAATGGGTGCAGCAGCAGCTACATCAGGTAGTTCAGCCTTTACTGTAGATTATAGCTGTAGATTTAATGATGGTGATAGTGCCTATCTTAACAGAACATTTGGTACTCCAACAAATCAAAAGAAATGGACTTATTCATGTTGGATAAAAAGAGGAGATATAGGAAATAGAAGTGTATGGGGATTAGCTGCATCTGGTGCTTACTTTCAAGTAGATCAAAATGAAAATAAATTTAATCCCTATGTTGAACATATTACCACTGGATCAACAGCTTCTATAATAACTGCTGGAGAATATCGAGACATTTCTGCATGGTATCACCTAGTTGTAATATATGATTCTGATAACGATGTTACAACTGAAAGATTCAAATTTTTTATAAATGGAAAGTTAGAGGCTGATAATGGAACAGCAACCTATCCTAATGATGGTACTACTCCTGCTATAAATAAAGCTTCAACAGTTCACAATATAGGTCGTTTCACTGCTGGAATAATGTATTGGGATGGGCTGATGTCTCAATGTGTTTTTTGTGATGGTCAAGCTTATAGTCCAGAAAATTTTGGAGAATACGACAGCTATGGAGTATGGAGACCAAAAGACCCTAGTGGTCTAACTTTTGGTGATAACGGCTTTTACTTAGATTTTGCTGACTCTAGTGATCTTGGTAATGATGTATCTGGAAATAATAATGATTGGACTGCTAATAATTTTACTACTGCTGACCGAGTTCCAGATACTCCTACAGATAATTATGCTGTGTGGAATAATAGAGTTTACAATTCTAGTGCTGTAACTTTTTCTGAATGTAATACTAAAATTTTAGCAGTAAATACTGGTTATCCCGGTGATTGGACAATAATTCCTAGTACATTTTTAATTCCTCCAACTGGTAAATGGTGTTTTAAAATTACTAATGTTATTGCTAATGCTTATCAAGCTGTTGGTTTTATGGGCAACTCATTAGAAGGGTTTTGGGGAGATGGGCATTATACTTCTATTACAGCACAAGATTATGTTCAATACTATATTGCTGCTGGTGAATTAACTACAGAGATTAATGGTAGTGCTAGCACTCAAAGTGTAACTGTTGGTTCTGCTGATACTACTGGAATTGAATGTTATTTAGATAATGATGCTAATACAGTAAAAATGTATTTAGGTGGTAGTCAATTAGGCTCTACAGTAACTGGTTTAAATACAATGCAATATGCTTTTATGCAAGTATATGATGCAAATAGTAGAGGAGTAGAAACAGATTTTGGGCAGTACGGATTTACAAGAACTGATGATAGTTATAATTATTTAAGTACAGCTAATTTACCTGAAGCTAGCGTTAAAGAAGGGCGTAAATATTTTTATCCTATAGTGTATGAAGGTAATGGTAAGGGACAAACTGTTGGTGATTGGCAACCTGTAACTGATCCTTTTGAGGTTGCAAACTCAGCAGCATTTAAGTCAGAAGATACCTGTGAATTAGATAGAACATTTAGTAGTGCAGCTAGTTCTAATACAGATGGAACATTATCTGTATGGTTTAAAATGGCTAGTTTTTCAAGTTCAGGTAATCACTTTATGATGGCAGAGAATACAAGTGGAGATATAATAAAAATTGAAGCTGATGGAGATATAGCTGTTAGTTTAAATAATCAAAATGATGGCTATTGGCTATCTGATACAGAGCTACTTGATATAGATACATGGCATCATCTAGTTGTAGCTCTTGATCTTAATAATGGTACGGCTGGTGATCGTATTGATGTTTATTTAGATGGAGTTAATATTACATCCGAAGGAACAATAAGTATTACATTTGCAACTGCATTTAAAATAGCTCAAAACACAATAGCTAATACTATAGGTGGTAGAGCAGGTTCTTCTACAGCAACTGCTTATTTGTTTGATGGACTAATGGCAGAGTATTGTTGGTGTGATGGTCAGGTTCTTGATGCTGATGATTTTGGACAAATAGATACAGCTACAAATAAGTGGGTTCCGAAGGATGTTAGTGGTTTGACTTTTGGAAATAATGGATGGTACTTAAATTTTGCCGACAAGAATGATCTTGGAGATGACGAATCAGGAAATAGTGAGGATTGGACTGAATCAGGCTTTGATACAACTAATGGTTCTAATCAGTATCATGATACACCAACTCGTCAATTTGCTACATTTGATCCTTATCAAATAGGTACAACCAGTACAAGTACAGAAGACTGTAATTTACATTTTACTTCTTCTGCTTCTGGTACACATGAGCAAGCTATTCGTTCTACATTTAGAAATCCTAAAACTGGTAAATGGTATGCAGAGTTTGAAGTATTTAATGTAAGTGGTTATCCAACAATAATTCCTTTTATCAGTACGGAATTTAATGTTCAACAAGCTAACTTTGCATTAGCCGATGCTGACTATGGTATTAGATTTGAAGGCAATGGTGAACTTTTGATTGTTTTAAAAAATGAAGCTGAAACATCTATAACTGTAACAGGTTTAAGTTATAGTACAGGAGATGTAGTACAGGTTGCTATAGATTGTGATAATGATAGGTTTTGGGTAGGAGTAAATGATACATGGAATGCAGAACTTGGTGGTGATCCTGATGCTAGTGGTGCTGGAACTTACTTTCCTTTCTCTACTATTGATGGAACTTTATATAATGCAAGTTCATATGCAAGCAGAGATTTAACTGTAAACTTTGGTCAATGGCAATACTTTGATGCTACAGATTTAAGTGAGACAAGTGCAGCAAAAGGATTTTTTAGATTTACTCCTCCAAGTGGATTTAAAGCTTGTAACGATGATAACATGAAAGATATAGATAGTTATCAAACAGGATTACAGTGGACTAAAAATAGAGATTCTACTGATAATCATATGTTATTTGATAGAGTTAGAGGACCATATGTAGATATGCATCCTAATGCTAGTGCTGGAAGTACAACTAACTATAATACTCTTCAAAGATTTCTTAAACAAGGTCATGAGGTTGGTGAAGATGTTGAAGTAAATACAGATCAGGAAGGATTTGTAGGTTGGAATTGGTTTCTTGAAACGACTGGCAATGGAACATCAAATACTGCTGGCTCTACAAATACAACTAGAACTCTTGTAGACACTAATGCAGGAATGTCTGTAAGTTTATTTCCAAGTAATAACGGAACTGCTCATACAATAGGACATGGACTAGGAGTAAAACCTAAATTTTATATGGTAAATAAAACTGGAGGTTTTTGGACTTATCACGAAGGTACAACTATAAGTGATCCTGAAGATTATGGGAATACTCTTTACTCTGCTAGTAATAGAACAGATGCAGCTACTCTGTGGAATGATACAGCCCCGACAAGCACAGTATTTACAGTAGGAACATCTAGTGATTTAAATGCTGGAACTACAGCATGTCTTGGAATAGCTTTTGCTGAAATTGTTGGATTTTCAAGATTTTCCCGGTATATTGGAAATGGTACAGCAGACGGAGAATATGTCCTCTGTGGTTTTCGACCTGCTTTTATTATAATCCATAAAGTAAATGGAGGAGGCAATAACTGGATTATGTATGATAGTCGAAGATCAAGAATAAACCCAGTAGAAGATCAGCTTATAGCTAATACAACAGCAGCCGAAACGACAGGTAGTGAGGAAATTGATATCCATAGCAATGGTTTTAAATGTTTAACTGCTGATGATGATATAAACGCTAGTGGTGGTGAGTATACATTTTTGGCATGGGCTGAACACCCCTTTGGT